CTAGATCTGGCACTTTCATGCCTGTGTTCATTAGAATGTTTACAACAAACGCTTCGAGATATATTAATGATATGTAAATATAATCCTCTCCACTTAGTTCACGCACTCTCTCTATCCATGTTTTCATAATCAGGGAATCCCATAGTTTTAAATTCTAGCTGAGTCTTAAGGAAGAGGATCTCTTCTTTGAGTTCCTCATTCTTCTTCTCAAGGTACTCACAATGTTCTTGGTAGATTATAACACTCATAAACGTATTTAGATTAGTTTGATCCTTTTCTTAATGTATCGTTATCATATTCTATAACACCGTCTTGTCTTACAACATAGCAGTGATACCAAAAAGGGTCACCTGCAACTCCATCACTGAGTTCATCACGACGTGGGAAATAGTCTATACAAAACTCAAATGCTAAGTCTGTATCACGAAATTCTATGTATCCATAGTACTTACTCTCTAATATTGTTATTAATTCAGTAGGTACATCTTCGTCATCACGATAGTATGTCATGACTTCTGCTTTAGTTGATGCATCTGCTGCTTCTAGTCTTGGGTTCTCAAAATATATTGTTGCCCCTGACACTCCAGCAGCGTAGTCTTCGATCTCATCCCATGAAGCAGCGGAGTCAAGGGTCTTTATTTCCATCTATGGTCTCCGTTTTCTTTAATTTATAAGCAGCACTAACTCTAAGTCCGTAAAAGTCTCTAGTTGTATCCTCTGCCCAGTGTAGTATTTCTGATGGAAAACATATAGCAGATCCTGGTTTAGGAAATACTGCATCAAACCTCCCATCATCTTGTACAAATATTGTTTTGCCTCCCCACATTAAATCCCATTGTGGATTACAATAGAGGAGAAATGTATAGTCACTCGCATCTCTATGTATAGAACCATCTAATCCATGAGTATGTCCGTTCATATAATAGTCAAGGATCTCAAACTTAAATGGTAGTAAGATCTCCATCTTCTCTGGTATATATGTATCAAACATAGCAGTGCCTTTGACATCCATCCTCCAGAACTTCTTATGTGGAAAATTATGGTCACTTGTTGCACCAAACTGCCAACGTGGACGACTAGCAATTCGATCCACTTCTAACATCTCATCTCTGTCTAGTATAGTATCAAAAGATAATATGTCAGTTAATTTAGCAGATCCTTCAAGTTGAAATGTCATAATTAATCTCTAAAATGCGTGTGGTTTCTCATCATTGCCATACGAAACCAATCTAGTTCGAGGATGTCCTCATCATCTAATTGATTTTTATCATATAGTCTTTGATATAATTTATTAAATCTAACGATTGGTTCTCTCATAGATGCATCTTGAATAGCACTCTCCATCCAGAATGTTATACATCTACGTTCTCCTTTAGTTATAGGATTAACACCATGTATTTGACTGGTATCATACATGAGTAAATCACCTGGTTTTAATTCATGTAGAGTCTTATTACCATGCATATCTTTAGTATAATGTTCACCTCCTTCAAAATCATCATTTAGATTCATAACACAAGTATAATCTGTACGTATTCCATACATGTGTATGAAATCAACATGATCATTGTAGTGCATACCCTCATTATACTTAAGCATAAGAATTTCTGATGCTTTAGATATTAAATAGAACCCACTAAACTCTCTTAACATACGATGAACTTCTACATTCACCATCTGTCTAACAGTCTTATCTGTCTGTTGTAGATTATGTTTGATCTGTTTATCACTTGGTCCACTAATAGAACCATCTTCCCATGTACCTTGATCAAATATACTATTTAATTGTAATAATTTATTATTATCAAAGAAGTTATTAAATGTTTCAATCATGATTGGCTAGCATAACCCATAGATTCTATAACTTTCATATAGTTATTAGCTGCGGTTGTAAATTCACGTTCCATATTAGGCCATACAGCACACATGTTTACTATTATATCATATGATATTAAGTATTCAGTATCACGTGACCATTTCTTCCATGGCGTGAATGTTAACTTACCATCTTGTTCATCAACAACAAATGGATATACTAATTTATAACATACTTCTTGCTCAAGTCCATCAACAACTTCGATGTGCTTGGATACATTACAAATCAATTCGTCACCATTTAAGAGAGTGACGAGCATAATATTATCTAACATAGTTTATGTGTTATTTGCTTCGATTGACGCTAGTATTGCTGCTATTTCATCTTCCACAGTTTCATATTGTGACTGAACATCAGCAGGTTTGAATACATCTTCAGGATTCTTGATTCTATACTTATTAGCAATCTCAGTAGTTATCCTTCTTGACCATGTATTCAATGATTTGTCTGGGAATACACCAAACTGATCATCTGTTGCTAAGTAATCCTTTGCTTCATTAGGTTTCTGTACTTCCATCACACTATTATCAGCTTCAGATGGTGCTGTTACTTCTAATTGTTTCCACTTAGCATAATATATTGGATTGTATGGGAATTTAACATCATCTGCTTCTTTACCAGAATAATCTTGAGGTATTGCTCTTAGTTTAGAACGATATGTAACCCACTGTGCTTTTGTAGCAGCATCAAGAGCATTATCACTATTTTGTGTCCAATCAGAATCATCTAATAGGAAGTTACGAACCATTCTAATTCCATCCCATGATATCTTATTCCACTTACCATACTGTTGATACAATTCCTCTTGTATCTCTTCCTGTTCTACATCTTGATACTCAAAGTACTTTGCCCTTACACCATCAGCAATTTCTTTTGCTTGTGCATTGGTTGGTTCTTTCCAATCATATGTTACCCACTTCTTCTCGTTACTAACACGATTATAAGTGAACTTCTTCTTCTCACAACCATATGATCCATCATCAAAGTAGTTGAAGTATATCAATCTATCATTATCTGATGTCCAGAATGGAAATAATTGGTTTTGTATATTTGCATTCCAAAATGCTTCACTTATCACCTGTTGCTTTCCATCAACAGTAATAATGCGTGAAAGAGCATTAATTTGTAGTATTACACGAAATTCTGCCATTTGTCTAAGGGAGTTTAAGATACCATCCTGTCAATATGTATTTATCTTTAGTAAAAACAGTATTGCCACGATGTACATGTGTCATACCAGCAGGCCAAATAACTATTGTACCTGCCTCTGGTTTAATTCTACGTTTTTGAAATAGAAATTCAGTTTCTGCTTCACCATCTGGCATATCATTTAAGTATACCATCCATGCTAACTCACGATTTGCTGCTCTAAAACTAGAGTTTTCATAGTGCCATGTATGGTATCCACCACCAGGCTCTGTCTTTTGTATCTTGAGACCAATAGTACCTAACTTTATCTTAGATATATGATCGTATTTTATTCTATAATTTTCAAATGCTGTATTTATATACTGATAGAAATGACTAGCAAGACCTACTTTAACATCATCTAATGTAAATGCACTGTCTTGTCTTCCCATCTTACCTTGTGGGAACTGCTCATGTCCTTGTTGTAATTTATTATTAGCACTAGCAAACTTATCAAACTCTGCTATAGCATCAATACATAATTTTTTATTTACAAACTTACGATATACCCCGATGAAATCATCGTATTCACCTGGTGCTTGACTGGGTTCCATAATATATCCATGTTCACTACCCAACTCCATTTAATATGCTCGAATCATATACTTCACTAAATGATACCTCGTAACGAGTGGAATGTCAACCTCTGGTTGCAAACTGGGTGTAACATTTAACTTAACAGCAGATGACAGGGTGAACTTACCATCATTCACAGTGATACCAGCAGAGTTTACTGGGTCACCCTGTGGTGCGATAACTTCTTGTATAGATTCTATACCTAGATCCAATCTACCTGCCTGTGTAGTATATGTTGTAACTTCACCTTCTGCATGTATCATTGATACCTTAGCAATACCATAGTTATCTAAGTCTTCATTACCTGATGCTGATCTACTCTGTCTTACTTCCATTATTAAATTAGAAACTCTATATGTAGCAGGAATAGCAACATCTACACTTTCCCATGTAGTAGCACCACCACTGGTTGATATAGTTCCGAACTTAACATAACTACCACCACCATCATTACTACCAAATAGTTCTAATGGTGCAGTAGGTGATTCACCTCCATTACTATCATTACCACGTATAACTTCAAATCGTACCGCTTCTGTAACTGTACCAGCAGTATTACTTCCACTAGCATTATATGTTATAGTTCTAGCCCAACGTTCTTGAGGAGTTCCTCTGAATCTTAAATATTTTTGTGTATCTGGAGATACGAAACCACCATTGTTTCCAGTACCAGTACCACTATCAACATAATCACATCCATCACTAGATCTATCAAATAATCCTACAGTCTGACTAGTACCTGTTGTTGGGTTAGAAGAACTGATGATACCGTATCCAATACGTCCATCACCATCATCATTACCATTACCAACATACATTGTACCAGCAGGAACACTAGAAGCAGAGAGATTATCTAACATGAAATCAAAGTGGCATCCTGATGCACCGCCACCACCACCATCGCCATAAAATGTAGTATTCTGCTGAGTTGTTAACTTAACATAACCATCAGTACCATCTATTTCTTGTCCAATATTAACATCACCACCATTATTAGCATCACCTTGACTAATAATACTCTGACCTGTTACCAATGAAGACTGTCCTCTTCCAGCACCGAAACCTGGTTTAACAGCGTTGGATCCGTTTCCAGCACCTCCACCACCACCGATACCAGCACCAGAGCCGACACCACCGCCTCCGCCTCCTCCGCCACCACCAGTACAGACGGAGTTGTTACCATTACCACCAGAACCAGAGAAGCATCCAGCGACTAATTGGAAAGAATCTTGGTTAGCATTTGGTTGACCATTCATAGATGATAGTTGTGTGCCATCTCCAGCAGCACCTCCACCACCTCCTCCACCAGCACCGATGAGAGGACCAGAACCAATACCAATAGCAGAGGAGCCACCTCCTCCACCTCCTCCTCCACCGCCAGTACCGCTACCGCCGTTACCACCGTTAGAGAATCCTAAACCACCTGTACCTGGATTTCTACCACTACCAGAAGTTCCTCTTTGTCCAACCCATACGTCTAAAGTTTGTCCTGCACCAGCATTTATAGATGCAACAACATGTTTACCATCTCCACCATCACCAGCATACCAGTTAGCACCACCGTCTCCAGTACCACCTGATCCACCTCCACCACCTTTTAATTCAGCAGTGACTTGGCTAACAGGATAGTTGCTTGGAATAGTATATTGAACAGAACTACCACCAGTATTAGTAGTCCATTCCGCATCTACATTCTGTGATCCCTCGAATAGAGTTCTAGATCCATCACCACCTGCACCATTTATAAAGATAGTAGCACCTCCAGCACCTCCAGTTGATCCTGAACCACCAACACCACCTGGATTACCTTCAATATAATTGTTTACAGTTATCGCAATACCACCTGTTAAATTAATAGTTTGTCCAATGTTTCCAATAGCAATACTTTGAGTTTGAACTATACTACCACCCTGAGATACTTCAACCCTTGCAGTACCAGCAGCACCACCAGCACCACCTTGATCACCTCTAATACCACCAGCACCACCGCCAGAAATTACTTTATAGTCATAACCATTAAGTGTTACTTGATAATAACTATCCAAACCAGCAGCACCAGGAATATCAGTAGACGCTCCTAATCCACCTGATCCAGTCATTCTACCAACAATATATTCTACTGGTTCTTGTGAAGAAGTAGATGCAGGAATAGTATAACTACCACCAACATTTTGCTCAGTAAACCAGTCAGTATCTCCAAACTCAGTACCTGGAATAGTTATTGTTTTACCACCAATAACATAGTTATTATCAATATCATAGACTGTAGGTGGTGGTGTAGTAACTGTAGTTGTTGGTTGTGAAGGGAAGTTACCAGCAGCATTATATGCTACTTCAACAATTATAGTTGCTGCATCGCCATTAGTTGTAATATCAACAGTATTATTTCTTAAAGCATTCCATTTAGATGTGGCTATCTTAACAGTATTATCATCAACCTTAACCACATACCAAGTGGTATTTGGAGAGAATGTTGCGTTAATAGTTGCACCTGCTGGTGGATTACCTGGTGCATATGTGAAGACAGCAGGGTTTGTAGCAGGGTTAGATTGTACTCTTAATTTATGTCCTGTTGTCATACCATGACCAGTGATGGTAATCGTATCATCTGTTGTATTAAATGCTGACTCGGTAAATGTTTTTGTAACCTTAGTACCAACACCTGCAACATTACCATAAGTTGAAGCAAGTGGGTCAGTAATAATATAATCTACAATACCATGAGTATGGAATAATGGTACACCTCCAGCAGGTTGGAAGAAGTTTACACCTCCAGTACCATTTTTAAATCCAGCAGAGTGGTTATCCATAAAGTATCCAGCACCAGACATTGCTCCTGCCTGTGGTGCATTTGATGTCATTATTGCATGTTCATGCTCTGGAACAGCAGAAATCATTTTCTCTTGTAATGGTCCTACTGTCATTGTAACTTCACCAGTAAGACTAGCACTAACAAATTCAGTAACATTATCATAACCAGTTATAACAACATTACCTATGTCTATTAAATTTTCTTGTTCACTCTTACTAAAATACCATTTACCTCCTGTTGCACCAACAGCAGAAATTACAGTACCAGATACAGGAGATCCTCCACCTGATACACCTCCACCAGCACCAACTAATTTTCTTGTCTTATAATCTGGTACTTGAAATGTTACTGATGATGCGGATCCAAAATCTTTTTTCTCATATGATCCACCAGTACCACCATAGTTATTTTTAATTACTTCATATAATAGTGGATAATTGTCTGCATTATATGTTGCTCCATCACAATATAAAAATCCTGGATATTGATCCTCTGGGTTATCAGCAGTATCAGATGATACTGTTTGTATTCTTATCTTACCATCACCATTTGATCCAGGTTGTAAAACTTTCATTGTATCACCTGGTGCATACCCATAACCTGCTTGTTTGATTGTAGTATAATCAATAGCACCACTACCTTGAGCAGCAACACCAACTCTCAAACCAAACCCTTGAGAAGTAACTAAAACAATACTACCAGATGATCCTAAATTTGTAATATTAAAGAAGTAACCAGATGATATATCACCAGCACTTCTTGCTAATCTAAATGTATTTGGTCCTGTTACATCAACAATATATTCTTGACCTTCATCAATTAATACACCACCAGTACCATTAGCTGCTAGAGTTGCCGTTGCTTGAGCACCAGTTCCACCACCACCTGAAATAGTAACTGTCGGGAATTGATATCCTGTACCACCTTCGACTACATTAATACCAGTAACAGCACCGCCAGATGTAGCAACTTGGAAGTTACCAGCAGAAGTAGGACCACTTCCATTATCTCCTACTTGTACAGTTGGTGTTCCTATATATCCAGAACCACCATTAGTAATAGTAAATGATGCTATAGATCCACCCAATGCTGCTTTGTTTGGTGCTTGTGCAGTACTCTTGACAATAACTTTATCACCAGTACTTAAGATACTACTAATACCAGTATATGTTATAGTATCATTACTTACAGAGAATGTAGAGGCAGGATTGACAGCAATTTCTATTGGTTCTGTTGCATATCCAGGTGGTGACATTATATCTGTTGTGTAACCACTACCAGAGTTAAGAGAATATTGTGCTATTGCTTCAACAACACCATCATCAATAACTTTATCATCGTTTGCTTTGAACACAGGAATAACTGTGCCAATAGGCATTGTAGATGACGTAAAAGTCACCTTATCTGCGAGATAATTGGAACGAATATTTCTTATGCTCATTATACTTTAATTAGATAATCGACCATAGTAAAGGGAGCGATCAAACCATCCATTTTTCTGGTTTGATCTGGAGTAATCTGAATTGTAGATGACATACCATCTGTACTAATAAAGAACTCATCAGTAACCAAATCATAATTGGTAGTACCTGTTGTGTATGTTATAGTATGATTATGTTCTGTTGGATCAGATTCATATCCTAAAGCATCAGTAACTTCAACAATGTTAGAAACCTGTGGATATACAGTACCAGCAACACCACCATCAACTACAGTATCGTATGGTAATACGTTTGCTGTAGATGCAGTATGAGAATAACCATTATCACCTGTTTGTGGAATGTCATCATCATCTACACCAGCAGCACCAGTTATATAATTTGGAGAAATACTTATGCTAGTACCTGCACATCCCATAGATCTTTGACCTATAGGCCATGGTGCCGTGTAGTAACATGTATTAGGACTAGTATCAATTACCAATGGAATAATACTAGGGTTTTGTCCAGCAATATTATCACCAGATTGTGTTGTTGCTTGGTTAGAAGGAACTAAACAAAATTGATCAAAACTAGCACAGGCATTCTTACAAACACCATAGTACTGGTAACTTACACCAAATCCTCCTGGAGTATAATTTCCTGGAGTAAAGTTAACTGATTCACCATATAATCTACAAGCTGGTTGTGCTTCCTGGTTTCCACCAGGTCCATCAACCATTGTATGATAATACCATTCATGAACACCTATTGTAGAAGCGTTCTTATAATAATTTAATTCAAACATATCATTACCAGCTCTTCTCTTAATCCTACACCTCCTAGTGGTGGTATAGTGAGCATGTGGTTGGAATGCATTGATAGCAACCACTTCATCATCAGTGTATCTTGGTCTGGTAAATGAAACTTGTCCTCTTAATGAGGTTGTTTGTGGTGGTACTCTAAACTGTCCTGTCAAATCTATCTGAGCAGTTGATCCCACGTTGCTTGACACTTGAATACCAACACCAGATTTATCTATTGTTTGTCCACCAGCATTAGTTACTTCTCTGTCATTAATTACACCTTGATCGGATCCACTAGATCCTCTAATAAATTTTGATCTTAAATCTGGTACTTGGAATTGACTTGTTGATAGGGTAGCATCAGATTGTTTAAAAACACATGAATCTCCTAGTCCTAGAATTTCAGCAAGAGCAGGATACTGTGATTCATTGTATATACTGCCATCACATCTCAAATAACCAGCAGGTAATAATGTAGCACTTAAACCTGCTACTGGATCATTAACATCTAGTTCTCTACTAAATGCTATGATAGAACCTGTAGTAGTTCCTAATTTGTTTCTTTCTTCGGATAAAAATGCTGCCATTAGAATGCCCTTATTATCATTATGACCGTTTGTGATGGTGTGTTGTTATCCATTACTATATTTAACGCACTATCAATGTTAGTTACATTAACAGTATAAGATTGTACATTATTAATAGCAATATTTGAAGGTGGTCTCAGTCCAGCACCAGTCATAGAAATATCAAATGAAAAATGATTATGCGGAGCAAGAGTTCCTTCTGTAAAGTCTTCACCTGAATGACTTATGTTTGTTGGGTATGTAACAGTCTGATCATTATTCAAATAGTTTACTCTACCCATAATATTTGTTGGTGGTGGAAAGACACCAGTGTGTCCAACCATTGCGTGGCCATAATTATAAGTGTCACTAAACTCAGGTGTATTACCACCTCCTTGTGGTATAGTTCTTACTAAACCAGTTTCAGGTATAAGAGTCTTTGTTGCAGGGTCAAAAGTTAATGTTTGATCTGTTACAGGAAGAGTATTCTCATCATAATATGTGACAGATCCAGTTCCATTAGCCCATCTATCAGGACTATCACCAGTAGCACCACTACCAGTTAAGTTAGCAGATTCATAATCAGGTGAACCACTTACTTGATATGCAGATGTTTCAAATACCTGTACATATTTACCTTCAGTTTGAGCAGTTGTATATTGACCTGGATGTCTATGAGCAGGTGTATGATCTATACCTAATTTTCTACCAATAACATAATATGTTTTAGACCATGTAGGATCATTAAGAGTAAACTCAGTGATTCTACCTGCCATGTTATTCATAACTGCCATATTAAATGTTATGTCAGTATCAGCACTGTAGATAGCAGGTGGTGTTACAGCAGTACCATCACCTTCAATTAAATTACCAACAACAGCATCTGCGTCTGCTTGACCATACTGATACTTAGTCTCTAATAACATAGACCTTTCAACGTCTACCATTGCCCTACCATTTAAGTCAGGGACACGAAATGTATCAGAAGGTTCATAATCTGGATACTGACCTTTAATTGCAGTATCACTAGGACCATAGGTATTACCTATCATAGATGCTAGTAATGGATAATCCTCAGCAGGATGTGTGTTTCCATCACACAATATCCACCCATGTGGTACATTAGGGGGATTAGAACCCCTAAGCGTTGAATTACCTCCCCATGGCATTATACTGCCAATGGGGGCGTTCTTCATTGTTTTGACTCTGTTGTAAAATGCCATTATAGTTCTGTTAACCACCAACCTTGATATGCAGCAGGAATAAAGTTATTTCCGTCTGACGAACCTACGAATATTAATCCGAAGGAAGCATTCTTATTCTGGATCACGAGTTCACCTGATCCATATGGTGTGGACAATCCACCCAACTTAGTACCCTCAGTATCACCTTGAATTGCAACTGGTTCTCCATTTACGATTGGAGCACGTACAACTAGAGAGTTGTTATAAGTTAGTGAACCACCAACCTCAGTAAATCTAATGATGTCTCCTGTTTCAGGAGTAGATGGTAATGTTAATACCAATGCACCTGTAGAAGGAGCAACAGCAACAATATAATTTACATTACTTGTAATGTTAGCATTGCTGTTAACGAATGTAGACTTATGTCCACCATTCTTATTCTTCCAACCAGTGTAACCAAAGGCATCAATAGAACAATCTTGATTGATTGTATAACCCTTAGTACCACCATCACCTAATTGTCTTACTGTTAGTATTTGCTGTGTACTTGAAGCAGTTGTAGCAGGAATACCAGCAACATCTAGTAAGCGACCAACGTATGTATCACCATATTCAGGTTCAACACGGAATGTTGGACTAAATGTTTTATTAGTAAACTGAATTGCATCAGGATCCTCAACACACTTACTTGGGAATACTCTTAGGAATCCACTTATATCTGTAGCAGCATTAATAACTAACTTACCAGCTTCAAAGTGGTGTTCATCGTTATTCTGTAACGTTAAGATAGGTACGTTATTATCAGTACCCATGATGTCAAAGGAAGATCCAATGAACTTAACATCATCATATACTGTTAAGCGACCATGATGGAAGTTCTTCTTAACCATCTGTATACCACCATCAGTTGTGGCAGTATTGGTTACTTCAAAGATCTCATTGCCTATCAATAATGCATAGAAACGATCTAAGAAGAATGGAACTACATCAGAGTTCTTGAGATTAACAGCAACAACTGAAGTTCCTGTACTTGGAATTTCTTCTGTTAATACAGTTGTCTCTCTAGTAAGAACTCTCCATACAGTTTCACCATCAGAGTGTGTCTTAGCAGCACCAGGCCAGTTAGCAACGTTGTTAACACGAGTTACAGGTAAGTAACCAGCAGTACCAGATGTTACAACTGGAGTACCAGACACCTGCATGAATTCTTCATTACCACCAGATCCATAACCAACTAAGATAAAGTCATTGATAGCAAAATCTGTGACATTATCAACTGTTAGTTGTGTTGCTGTTGTGGTTATTGGAGTTACAGTATCAACGAATGTTGTTGCAATTCCGTTATCAACTTTAGGATCCTTAAGTACTGTGTAAACTGTAGCACCTTTAGCATGTGCAGCAGCAGTTGTACCCCACTTAGATCTTACAGTATAGACTGTACCACTTGCATTACCAAGTACAGTGTCACCACTGCAAGCATCAATACTAAAGACATCACGTACACGGTCAGTTATACTAAACTTCTCGTTAACAGATGCTCTAAGTGTTGCACCAGTAGCAGTACCAGCACCACCAAACGCTACGTTAAGTGTAACAGTACTACCAACAATACTTACGATCTGAGGATCAGTTTGTCTTGTTTGACCACCAGTAGTTACGAACTGGTTCTGTTCTAATGTTACAGCACCACCGTTACTACTCAATTCTATATAATCACCAACTTCAAGTCCTTGTGTGTTAGTGACGTTGGTAATAGTTGTAAGATTTGCTTGAATATCACCAACAATGAATCCATCACCATTAGCAGTTGCTTTCCATCCACTCTTACATCCACCAATGAAGTTCAATGAACCGTTAACAGTTAACTTACCATTCTCTCCATCAACACCATCATTACCAACTATTACATTACCAGTTACAGTATCAACCTCGAACAATACGTTACCAGGACATCCATCAAGAACTTGGAAGTTCTTATTGTTCTGTGTAAGAGGTGTTGCAAGTTTGAATACTTCACCTTGATCAAAGATTCCGTTACCGTTAGTATCTTCACGATCAATAATAACGTAATCTCTCTGTGTTTGTAATGTTCCACCGAATGATGCTAGGTAGATATTTTCCTGAACACCAGATGCATCAATTGCTTGCTCTGTCCAAGTACCATCAAATGCAATATTACACTTGTAGATTGGAGTCTTAGTAGTTAAAGTATCAGGATGATTAGTCTTGATTGCTGTGTAAGTACCAAGTGGTTGTCTCTGAACTGTTACGATATAAGGAGCAGAAGTTGCACCAGCTAATCCACCAGGTATAATCCTTACAATTTCAGGATGTGTTCCTGCATTAGTATCTAATGGTGCGTCAAGGATCATATAATCCCCTTCAGCAAAGTAACTACCAGGATCAACTTCAAGTGGTAAGTAATACTGATCTCCACTTAAAGCAGGTAGATCTGTACCACCAGGTCCATCTCCAACTCTAGTTGCTTGCCATGTAGTTCCACCCCAAGTTCCTGCACCAGCAGTATCAAGACGGTTCCAACCAGATTGTGATTGAGTTAACTCTAGTACGTTAATAATATCAACGTTCTTATTGTAGTTACCTACACCTAAAATACCGCTTGCGTGAGCAAATGCAGTAGATCCTAATGCTTCTCTATCACCAACGAAGGAGAATGCAGCAGTACCACCACATAGTTTGACACTACCGTTAAGTGTTGTCTCACCATCAACTTCAAAGTTGTTTCTAACTGTAGTTGATCCACCTTGACCAGCAATATTAATTTCAGAGGCATTTAAACCAAAGTCAATAGTCTGTGTGTTACCTGAGAAGAATGAAACAATACCTGCTTCAGTGTTAAGAGTTACGGTCTGTTCTGGTTGTGTTCTATCACCACCAAGTACCTTGTCTGCACCGAATGTTGCATCACCTGCGTAGGATACCTTTCTATTTCCAAACTTAACATAAGATAGTGATTCGTTGTTACCGTATGCACCACCAATTTCAATCTTAGAAATGTTAGTTGCGGTATCAGCAATAGCACCGAAGAAGATGTTACTGTCAACAGAAGCACTACCAATCTTGATAGTTTGTTGTCCTGTTACTGAATCACCAATGTCGATTGTCTGAGCTGCTGTTGTAGTATCACCAAGTGTTAATGCAGTTGCATCACCAGCAATATTAACTGTGGTTGCAGTAGTATTAACAACATTGAATGTTGTAGAAGCAGTAGTAAGATCTCCACCATCAATCTGAACATCTAGATCAAATAGAGCATTACCAGTGAAATTAGAGGTTCCGTTAACATATAAACCATAAGTAGATAGATTTGTATCTGTTGCATTGATACCAACCTGTCCAGTACCTACAGTATTAGAGGTCTTAACCCTTAATGTTGCTTGATTAAGAGGATTATCTGCATCACCACCAACTAGGAATGCATCAGCACGACCAGCCTTAGTACGATTAGCAAACTCTGCCTGAGTTAAGAAGTCTGTAGTTGTTGTACCACTAATGAATGCACTACCAACAACATCTAAGTTTGCTCTAGGATTAGTATTTGTATCAACAAATCCAGTTGCATGAGCGTCATGTGATGCTCTTGTGACAGTGTTAATACCGACTCTATAATCACCTATAGAACCAGCACCAGATGCTAGAGTGT